TAATGTTACATTCCAAGACTTGTACACTAGCGTCAGACCTAATCTTGTAGACACACTATCCCGACTTGAGCGTGATGGTAGTTTCGAGGCAACTTCTGCACTACAAGATCTTTTGGAAATAAAACGTCTAATTGATGACGATGCAATTGAGTACCTGAATGATACAGGGCAAATACGCAAGATTGCTTCTGCCGCAGAGGCTATGGATTACTACAAGAATGAGTTCTCACAATACTGGCGAGACGGTGGGGTTCTACAAGAACTTGATCGTGTGAATCACTCTTCTGCGGGTCGTGTAGACTTACCTGGACCACTAGACGCCACACGGCAGCAGGTCGAAGGCGTACTTACAGATGCTAACCGTCTTCAGGGTAGCAACATGATCGATACCTTAATGCTACCAGACGCAGGTGGCAGTGTAGATGATGTAGTAGACTATGTTATTGCCGATGCTGTGGTTGCTTTGGATACACAGGCAGGTAAAGCGCTTAATGAAATAGACTTTGCTGGAGTGCGTCAGAAGCTAATGGAGCGGGCAAGTCTTTTAGACGGAAATCCTGCTACAAAGCCTGCAGCCGATCAAATCAGATCCTTCCTGCGTACCATGACACAGATGCAGACAATTTCTCCTGAGCTTGCTGCTAGGATAGACACTGCAAAAGCTAAACTAACAGCAGCCGAAGAGCAGCTAAAATCTAGTGCGCTTAATCGTTTCTTCTCAGGTTCTACAGGACAGGCGCAGCCTAATACGCAAGCGGTTCTAGATAAGCTGTTTGCAGATACTCAGTCTTTGGGACAAGTCGATGGAAAGCCCGCAGGACAGCTTGTAGATATACTAAATCAAGTCGATGCTATTGCAGATCCTGCACGTCGTGAAGCTACTCAAAAAGGAATAGAGGCCTCGTTTAGTAACTTCTTTAGAGAGCGGTTCCTGATAGCCACACGGGAGATGCCTGACCAACGAGGTGTTAGCGCTGCTAAGATTGAACAAGAACTTGGTGGGGTTACTAACTTTTTAGACAAAGCCCGCCTGGTATACAAAGATCAACCTGAAATTGCAGAAGCCTTTGAGACGTACTTAGACTTGATGGGCATTCAAGCAGGGACTAGAAAAGCAACGTCTGGTGCAGGAAACTCTATTACTGCAGATAAGACTGAGGCTATAGCAGCCGCAAACAAGCTGGTTACTTTGACTTTTGGTGCCTTGAGTCGAGTAGGTGCTAGGGTTCGAGCCAGTGCGTCTGGGTTTATCAATGATACAATAAATCCTGCAGCTTCTGTGCGTCTAGCCGAATCCCTACTTTCTAACCCAGATGAGTTTGTGGCGATTGCTAGAAAGGTAATACCAGACCCTGATAAAGGTATGTCTCAGGAACAGATGGATTTACTATACGCCTGGGCAATTCGTTCAGGTATATACAGTGAAGATGACGAAAGCTCTGAGCAAGATTTCATGATGTCTTTAATTGAAACTGCAGCAACAGTTGAAGGTGCGGTGCAACAAGGTAAGAAGAATATCGAAAGTCAAATGCTAAACCTTCTCCCACAATAAAGAAAACCCCCTAGCAGAACTAGGGGGCTTCTCACTAAACTTGAAAGGGCAGTGACCAAACCGCCTTCTCATGTTTATTATATAAGAAATGCAGCCTCTGGGTCAATGACCTGGGGGCTTTTTTATTCCTTTTTTTGCTCTTCAGCCTGTTCTTCAGGTTTGGAGTTATTTTGGTATACGTTAATGTCAAAGATAGACTTGTTTAACATCCAGTGCATTGCTGCAATGTTGTTTAGGCTGGAGTTAATAGTTAGCCCGCCATTTTCAGTAAGACCCAGGATCATTACCGCCTCTAGTGTGTTGCTTTGTGCGTCCTCAAACGCTTTTTCTACTGCTTCTGTCATAAGATACTCCTATAGTGTTGTGACAAAGATTATTTTATCTTTTGGGATGTTGAAGAACCGTTCTCCATGCCTAATCTTAACATTAGAAACTTCGACGGTAGGTGATGCGAGGATTGTCTTACGGCTCACAACAGCGGCATGAGTAAGGCTGTTGTTAAAGACCATAAACTGTGTGGGTTTGTCTAAGAACTTTTTCTTGCGCAAAGGTATGTGCAAGCTGTCAAATTTAAACTCTACCCCATGCCAGGGACGTTTAACTTCAACCTCACAGTAAAAGTCCTTACCATCTTTAGAACATACAAGATCAACTGCGTATTCATCAGGGTTATCTTCACAGGAGTACCCTTGCGAGATCCAAAAGGCTTTAGCTTTTGTGCGGGCAGCTTCATCAAACTTTTCAAAGTCATCCTTTTGAAACTCTTTGTACATGACAACTCCTGTTTTCAAAGTATGCGGCGTTAAAGCCCCGCAACCACTCTTTGTAGAAAGTGGAAGCGGTTCTGTAGTTGCAGGTCAGCCGCCCGTCGAAGAAGGCTTGGTAGCCTTCCTCAAACGGCTGCACTCTTAGGCTGTCAGATCTACGATTTCGCATGAGTCACCTGAGCAGGCCATTGTTTGGCTACCAGAGGTGTTATCCTCTGCCTCGTAGGCCGCAAGCTTGGTCCAATCGATACTTTCAGGCATGATGGACAACATGGCTTCGTAGTCTGATTTACCACAGTCCTGATAGGGAGCTTGCTGGTAGGTATGCTCTGCGAATGGCAGGAATGAGACACCCGACATTTCATCGAAATTCTCGTAGACAAATGCGCCCACAGTCATCCATTCAGAACTTTTTACGTTGATAGTCACACTTGGCTTATGTTCGGCCCATGATCGTTGATACGCCAGCCACATTTTTAACTGATCAATCGCAGACATATCCGAAGTAACCACAGATCCTTCTGGAGCTTTAACAGGGAAGCTGAACACGGTGGTCTGATCAGGCTTAAAGGCCTCTGGCTCATTAGGGACGCCTTGGTCCTTCATAAACTGTGTGAGAGGGTCTTTGTTGTCACCACGAACAGTACGGATGTAGTAAGGGCTGTGTCGTGCATGTATTCCAGAGGCGCTGTTCGTTAGTTGTGAAACCGTACCGCTTGGCTTCACGCACGTTATAGCAGCCGACACTTCGATGCCTAATCTATCTGCCCATTCCTTGTTTGTGTCGATTGCGCATTGCTTTAACTCTTCAAGTAATGAGTTCAGGTCACCCTCTTTGCCATTCGTCAGGGTGTTATCCATTATCCCTGTGAGTGACACGCCCAACAAGCGCTCTTCGGCTGTATTTCTAGCCCACACTTTTCGCAGGTAGGGGAACTTGGTGTAGGTAGATTGAATTGTTCCCAGTATTGTTGCGAGGCGGACTTTCCGAAGAAGATCTTTTTTATTATCTGAAGCACGAATTACTACCTCCGAAAGGTTACAAAACTGACCACCTGTGCCAGCAATAGGGTTTCCATTTTTATCGAGTTTTGGACCCGCTAAAATTATTTCTGAACAAGGATTGGTCCCCCATTCACGATTAGGGTCACGGCGTCCATTCTTAGCAGCTTGCTTAGTGGCAGCTTGGCGATTAAAGATACCACGCTCACCAGATCCACTTTCTGCTAAAGAGGTCCATTCACGCAGGAAAGACATTGCGTCAGGCTTCTCTGTGTAGGCTACAGAGTTATTAGCCAGGGCCATATGAGGTGCAGTTTTCCACCACTCGCCTGACTTCGCATGGCGCATACGGTCATCTGAAAGATTGGACAATGAGATCATAGCGGAACGGCGTACACCGCCTACAACTACGACTTCACCGATCTTGCACATAATGCTGTGGCACTCGTAGCTGGAAAGCTTACGGCCTGTAGCCTGCTTGAATGTATCAATTGTGAAGTTGAACAAATCTACCAACGGCGCTGGGCCACTTGCCCGTCCACCGAATGTCTTTAGACGTGCGCCAGCAGGGCGAACATTGCTCACATCCCACTTAGGAATTTCGCCTGCAAACAGCATGGAGATTAATAGGCGGTAAGCTTTTGCCCAGCCTTCTTTGCTGTCCTTTACCATGATAGTTGTTTCACTATCAAATAAGGTCTCAGGTACTTCAGGTAGATGCTTGATGTACTGGCGCTCACAACTAAAGCCTACGCCTGTCCCACACAGCAAGATGAACATAGCTTCATCAAATGCTTTCATGTCATCGATGACCAGGTAAGAACAATTGTACATACAAGTGTTGTCACGCTCTGCAGCGGTTCCTGCAGTCATCATAGAGCGCATAGAGGGCATCACCTCTAGGCCAAGGATTGCATCCCGTAGTTCACGCTCTAGAGCGCCATAATCAAAGTTATCTGCAGTTTCTAAGAATGAGGAAGTTACACGGTATACGATATTCTTCATGTAACGATGTACAGTTTCATCCCAGGTTTCACGGCGTCCCTGCTCTTCAAGCCAGCGGGCGTATCGGCTTGTGTGTATAAAAGCCTGGTAGTCGGTTGGTAAATAATTGTTCATTTCTGCTCCCTAAACGAGGTCTGTTAGATTTGGTTCTTCATAATTTGGTCCCTTTAAAACCTTGCCATCTTCACGGTAGATGGGCTGACCGTCTTCACCCAACTTGCTCATGTTTGAGGCGTGTACACGGCGCACAGCTTCGTCCAGATCCCAGCCAAAAGTGGCGGCAAATCCGTAGGTCACATAAACAAGGTCGGCTAATTCTTTGAGCATCTCTGGGGCGCTGGTAGCTGAAAGAACTTCGGCGTATTCTTCCTTAATCAGGACAGTACGCAGAAGGTCTTTATTGCTGCCTTTTACCCAGGCATGCCGCATGCTTTGCTTATAGGTACGAGCAAAGTGTTCCACCATATCAAGAGGGCTTTTGCCCAGATAGGTGTTAGGGTCACGCAGTGATGCGTTTCCTTCATCAAAATATTCATATCCAGGGGTCAAGGCGCTACTCCTCTTCAAGCTTAATATCTTCGTTGAGAAACTCACGACGCAGGCGATGAATATACCAAACGGCTTTGTCCAAATCCTGAACGCCACCTTTGTATTCGTAGCGCCACAAGTATTTTATGGCGTTGCCTTGGCAGTACTTTTTGAAGCCTTCGTCACCCAGGGCAGCACGGATTGCTTCGATGCACTCAATGCCAGACTGATTGTAATGCGGGGGGCTGTTAACGGCGTCCATTAGTGTACCCGTTTCTTGCCGTTGATAGGGATAACCTTGGCGTCACTAATGGCTTCTAAAAGCTCTTCATCTGCCTCAAAGACAATTTCAGGGCCTTCATCCGCCTGGTCCATAACGTCTTTGAGCATACGTCCCATAGCGCCATACATTGCCAGCATCTCGAACCCATTGCTCAAAACCATGTTTAAGCCATTCAGGATGTCCATGAAGGGTTCCGCTTCCTCTTCGGACCACTGGTCAGAGAGGTTATGAATAACGGTTACACCAAAGTCGCCATCAGGATGTGGCTGCATGATGATGCCCATGCTATCTTCGGGAAGGTCTTCAGGTTTCATTTTAATTTTCCGATCAGTTCAAAAAAGTGTTCTGCGTCGATGACAGCCAAAGGCTTCTGGCGGTCAGATTTGATTATGGCGATTGGCTCTGCTTTCGAGGGGCAATTGGCTTGCGCCTGCTCCATGAATTTGTAGACGCCGATGGCCTTCAGAGACTTACACTCAACTGAGTAGGGGAAGAGTTTCCTGGCGGCGGGGGATAACTGAATATCCTCACCGCCCTGTCCCATCCCTGTGGATCGAACATCATCTGGTTCCAATTTAGGAAACAGATCCAAGATTTTATCTCTAACCCACTGTTGGTGTTTACGCCCCTTTGCCTTTGCAGACGAAGGTTTGATTGCCACCTACAGTTCCTTTCCTTCATACATAACGTACCAATTTTTCTTAGGCTCTTTGGCCTTAGATTTTGGTTGTGGAAGAAGTTGGGCATTAGGCCAGCAAGCTTTCTTGAAGTCACAAAAACCGCAGGACATGGGTAGCTTTTTAGAACCCGTGTACTTCTTGTTAAAGAAGTCATCCACAGGCTCGAAGCAGCGCTGAAAAGACCAGTCTTCGTTAATAGCTTTGATCTTTGTAGCTATATCCGATTTGACTGCGTCCTTCTCTTGATCAGAGAACTCAGCGTCTACGACAACAACCTGTCCTGTGCTTTTACAGACTACAATCCAGCCACCTGTCTTTTTATTCTGACCATCTGAATAGCCGATCAATTGACCTACATATCCAAAAGGATCGTCAGCTTTTAAAGCAGGAAGACCTTTTTTCCATTTCTGCTCAAAGGCAAATGGCGAAGAAGACTTGATGTCATAAACCTTGTCATCAATCTCTACGTCGTCTTCACCCTTAATGGTGTAGCCCTCTAACTCAAGCTCAACTCTAGACTTACCGCCTGTGACGTTGACCTTAGATAGTTCAAGAACCAGATCCATAATGCATTCAATGGCGTCGCCATGAAGCATTCGCATAATGAAGTTGTAGTCTTTGCGTTCTTTCTTCGCACCTTTGTTAGCCATCTGAAGCTGACAAAGAGGCTTACCCATGTTGGACATACGGAAACGAAAATCTTCGTCTTGCCGTGTGAACTGTCGAAGAATTGCTTCCTCAAAGCTCTGTCCAGCCTTTCTAGCCATCTTTGCCAACTCTTCAGGCTCAACATCAAGCTTATCCGCTTCGTTGTTAGACAGAAGGTCTAGGACTTCGTGGATTTGCGATTGCAAGTCCATTATGCGTCTACTAGGTCAGCTTCTAGGCTGTCTTCGATAGCCGCCATAGCCTTGGTATCCAAGCTGTCTTCTGCAACAGACTTAAAGTACATATCATCGACGTACTTGTTCTCCGCAGTAATAGTATCTGCGAATACTTTCATCGTCTCAAACACGTCCTGTGTCATCGGTAGCTTGGTGCTTAGATCAGGCTTCCAGTGGATCTTGAAGAATACAGTGGCACCTACTTTAAGGCGCTCAGTAGACATCTCTGCCTCATAGTCAAAGATATTGGCACCTTTAGGCAAAGCTTTGATGTATTCATTAAAGAAACCGCCATAATTTGTACGGCCTTTACCAAAGTAAATGACAGGCTGGTTTTTAATAAACACCTCTTCACCAGACAGAGTGTGTCCGTCCATAGAAACCAACCCACGCACAACACGGCGCTGACAGTCTTTAAACTTTTGGCGAAGTTCTTCGTTTTCTGCACGGACTTCCCATTCAGGCATACCACAAGCAATACCACCTGCTGTATCACGGGCTTCCTCACGCATATTTTTCAATGCTCGTGATTTCACAAGCTTATCGTCTTCCCACAAGTAGTACTGAACATGCGAGGCAAGTGGGCGGAAACGAAGTGTTTTTGCGTAGATGATTTGATCAGGCATATGGAGCCTAAATTCACCAGGAGGCATGGAATTACCATCGTCATCATCTGCGGCGTGTTGGTGATCCAATTTAGGTACACGCACAAGGGTGTCGCCGCCGCCACCTTTAGATGTTTCTGTGCCTAAAATATCTGCTAATTCTGCTAACTC